CAAGAGGCAAAAAAGTAAAGTTCTACAAAGTAACCCCAGAGTGGGTAGTAGAAAATATATATGACATTAACTATTATGCGTATCTTAGTAAGCCACAAGAGCGTGTCTCAAAACTGGTTTCATTTGCACAGGATAGTGATGTCGAAGTCGGCATATTCTCACACTAGGAAAAGTAAAATGATTATTTCTGATCTTAATAAAATGGAAGAACTTGTTGGTAACAACCCTAATCTTTCTTGGGATGGTTGGAGTGTTATTCATTTATCAAAATCAAATAGCGCAATGTATAAACAAAATGGTGCATTTGTAAATAATGCTTGGCATATTAAGACAATCTATAAGCCAGGTAAAGATGGATGGAATATTAAAAGCAGTCATTTGGAATAGCCATGAACAAACAACTATGGAAAGAAAATGCTGCTTGTCTTGATTATGATACAAATTTGTTTTTTGATAAATACGAAGACAACCCAAATATCAGACATGGTGTAGATAATGTATGTCTTGCCTGCCCAGTTGCTAGACAATGTTTTGCAGTTGGCATATCTGATAAAGAATATGGAGTTTGGGGCGGAGTTTATCTAGATAAAGGTAATATATCTAGAGAATTCAATAATCATAAAACAAAATCTCGTTGGGCAGAGATTTGGGAAAATTTAACAATTGAGGCATAAATGAAAGATGATGATGAGTATACCAAATTGAATATAACTTTTGGAAATAGCCCTCTAGATTTTATGAATCATGGGTATGCTCCATCATTGAATATTATAGATGATGAAGACTATATATTTAAAAATCAAATAAGTTTATATTTACAGATGTTTGATAATATAGACATGAAAAATAAAAATATTTTAGAAATTGGATGTGGTCGTGGTGGAGGAATTTCTGCCATACAAAAATATTTAAATCCAAAAGAACTTTATGCTTGTGATCTAAACTATATGAATATAGAGTATTGCATAAATAATCAAAACAAAGACATAAAGTTTAAACAATGTGATGCACATAGTTTAGATTATCCAGATAATTTTTTTGATGTAGTTATCAATATTGAATCTTCCCACAGTTATCAAGAACCAGACTTATTTTTTAAAGAAGTAACCCGTGTTCTTAAACATGACGGTATATTTTTATATGCTGATACTGGAAATGTTATACAAGAATTTATGCAATATTTTAAATATTTTAAAAAAATAATTAGGGAAGATATTACAAAAAATATTGAGCAATCCTGTAGAGAAGACTACGACAAGTTTGATAAAATGATAACAAATAAAGATTTAAAAAAAGTATATATGGACATTGCAAAAAGCAAAGCAACAAGATATTCTTCAGTAGATGATGACTATATAAAATATATTGGATATAAGGAGAGATAGTGTACACAGATAACATGCAACGTGCTTTTAGATCAATTACTCCACCAAGAGGTTTTGCTGTTGATATCATAGATAATGAACATTTTTTAACTGTAAGGGCAAATGAAAAGCAGTTTATGAGATTAGATGAGTTTGAAAAACGAAGGGCATTTGAATATATGATGAAAGTAAAAAAAGCGCTAGAAGATAATGGTGCTGTCGTAATGTTAGTAAGAGATGCAGTAAAATGATTAAAAAAATAATTTGCAAGATCACAGGGCATGATTTTTCTATTGATGCTGGATCATGTCCTTTTACTGGCAATAGTTATGTTATTTGTAAAAAATGTCTTGGAATGAAGGTGAAAAATGAAAAAATGGATTAGTTTATCTGTATTGGGTGTGTTTGTTTCATTTGTTGGGTTAATTGTTGTTGCCTTTGCACAGTTGACACAAGCCTTACAATCTGATATATTTAATATAGAAACAGATGACGAGGAGTTGTTTTAGTGCAAACATTTTTGCCATACACAAGCACCATTGCTTGTGCACAAGGTCTAGATAATAAAAGACTTAACAAGCAGATATTAGAAGGATATCAAATACTTAATATTCTTTCTGGTAAGTCTAAAGGTGGTGCATGGAGAAATCATCCTGCTGTTCTTATGTGGAAAGGATTTGAGCGTGGACTTTGGTCTTATATTGAGGCTATGGTACAAATTGCCAATCTTCGTGGGATTAAAACAGAAAACAATGTAAAAAACCTTAGAGCACTACATGATCAATGTTGGGAAACTTGGGGAGACAAACGACCAGAGTTTTGGAATGATGAGACCAAAGTTATGAGACTAGTAACTACTCATCGTGCTAACTTATTTAACAAAGATCCAATGTATTATGCTAAGTATCAATACGCTACAACTAGTCCATACAACAGTCCATGCTGTCCAGATAAAAAAGAGCCATGCAAATATTATTGGCCAACACATGAGGAGAAAAATGCCTTGGTATAATTATGTTTTTTTAGCAAATTTAATTTTTATTATATATATGGGGTATAGAGTTTATTTATTGCAGTCTGCATTAAACCAAAGTTTATTAGATAATCAAATTGCAATATCTATGATGGCTGCGATGAAAGAAGAAATAGAAAACTCGTCAAAGTTTAAAGATGATTCAAATGAAGATTTTATAAAATTTCTTTCTGATTCAAGAGATTGGGCATTTGATTACATAGAAAATACAATGGCAAAAATAAATGAGGTAATTGACTATTGTAGAAAAGAAACAAATACATCATATTTGGGTGATTATAGAACTGGTCCAATCTTAATGAATATTGTTAAAGAATTATTGCCTCTTGTAGAACAAAACAAGGATAAGCAATAATCTTAGGTGTATAATAAATTAAGGTGGTGATTAAATGAATAACGCACAACTAAAGGCTATGGCTGCCTCTTATGGACGTTCAGTTCTTGCTGGTATTGTTGCACTATATACCGCAGGAATTACAGATCCTAAAGACATGTGGGCTGCTCTAGTGGCTGCTCTCGTACCAGTTGTTCTTCGTGCAGCAAATCCAAAAGATCCAGCATTTGGTAAGTTTGATGTCATTGCAAAGGATGTAGACGATGCTATGAAGAATATTAAGCCTGCTAAAAAGAAGGCTGCTAAAAAGCCTGCAAAAAAGGTAGTAAAGTAATATAAGTTAAGAATTATAGGGCAGATATAAAGTCTGCCCTATTTTTTTTATTTACTGTAGAAAACCTGGTATAATAGAAAGTATGCCATACAAAGTCGGTGCAAAGGGATCGTACGGATGCTCAGGGTATCCAGCAGTAAAAGATGATGGAACTGTCATGGGATGCCATACTACTAGGGCTGAAGCAGCAGGACAAATTTATGCAATAAATAGAAGTGAAGGAAATATAGGAAAGGCAATGCCAAACCTTAAAGAAGGAGATTGGGCACTTACTTCTCATGGAGAAGAAGATGAATTTCATATTGGCCAAGTTGTACATGTTATGTATGAAGGAAGACTTGGTGTTGAGGGTGGAGAGTATACTCTAGAAGCAAGTGCAGAAAATCCAGCAGTATTAATTCAGTTGTATGAGCAAGATGAGAGCGGATTCTGGGAAGCAACAAGAGAATACTCTGCATGTATGATGTCTTTAATGATTCCAATTGATCCACTGCCAACTGAGCCAGAATTAAGTGATATGGAGATGGCAATGGATAACTCAATGATGTATCAAAAATCAATTGATCCATTTAATGCTTTAGGTAGAATTGAAAAAAGAGACTACTCTTCTGGTGCTAGAGAAAGAATGGCAGAGTCTGGAAATGCAATGCCAGATGGATCATTTCCAATAGCAAACGCAACAGATCTTCGTAATGCAATTCAGTCGGTAGGTCGTGCAAAAGATTATGCAAGAGCAAAGGCACACATAACCAGAAGAGCAAAAGAACTTGGTTTAACAAATATGCTTCCTAGTGAATGGGGTGCTGGAGTTCAAAAGTCAATTCTTGCAGATGCTTTTGACCCAACATTTTTTCTAAAATGAAAACATCAAAATATTCTTTTAATGATATGCAAATAAAAGATGGTTGGATTGTTCGTATGACAAAAGACGGAAGAATTAAATCTAAAATAGAGCCATACACTGTTAAGCATAAAAAACAATTGGAGAAAAAAAATGGCTGATACATATTCACCTCCAGCAGGCGCTAGGGCTGCTGCAAGACGGGCTATTAAGTTTAAGGAAGATGGCAAGGCTAAAGGCGCTGGAACGTCTGTAGGATGGACTAGAGCGGGACAATTGGCTCGTGGTGAAGCACTTAGTCTTGATACAGTTAAAAGAATGTATTCTTATTTTTCAAGACATGAGGTAGATAAAAAGGGTAAAGACTGGGCTAATCAAGCAAATCCATCAAATGGTTATATTATGTGGCTTGCTTGGGGTGGAGATGCAGGATTTTCTTGGTCTAGAAGAATTGTAGAAAGAGAAAGAAATAAGGCTTTGTTTGCTGATGTTTTTGGAATTGAAAAGGCTGCTCCATGTTGGGAAGGATATGTACAGCGTGGTATGA